CTGTATTAGTACTTCCTGCTCCTGTCCCTTGAAAGTTATTACCATCAACTAAATCGTGGTTGTTGTCTAATACTTCTTGAAGCGTTGGAGTTGTTCCTGTATTTACTAACTCCCAAACGGCAGCTCCTGTTGTGTCATCAGTACAAACATATAAATCGCCATTATCTAAAATCCAACGTGAATCAACAACAAATCCTTTAGTATCGTCATCATTTACTGTTGGTGTAGTTGTAAAGTTATGCGATACTTCACGAATAGTAAATCCATCGCCACCCATTACATACAAACGACCTGCTTCCCATTTCAATTCGTAATCAACCGCACATCGTAAAGCTATACCTTTAGAGCCACCAAGACCAGCATCGGTTGTGCCTTTTTTTAAGTTTGCACCATTGTCTAATACTATTTTATCGCCATCGGAAATGGATATATCAGTACCATCAGTAATGTTTCCTTCAACTAAAACTTCAGCAAGTGTTTGAGAACCACCGCCGCCTGTTGTATTAATTACCGGATTTAAAGGATCAGTATTGTCAACTGCCGAACCGGTTACACTTTCAACTGTTCCGCTTAATGGATTTATAGGAATTTCAACTGCTAATTCCCAATGGTCAGTTAAAGACATTATAGCGTTTAAATTCTCGGTGCAAATAATGTTTGGATATCCATTAATATTTAAAAAAGTACCCGCACCACATAAAAAGAAACTTGGTAATTCGGGAACATCCGGCAACTGTTGACCATCGGTAACTGATATCGCAATATAACCAACACCACCACTCACACCAATAGCAGTAGCAACTAAATCAACTAACTCTTGTATTGTAGCTGATTTTAAGTCAGTTCCTACCGTATGAGGAAATAAATTTGTTAAACTTAACGTTTCATCCGGTAGTTGGTCAACTCTTATCGTTGTAATTAATTCGGGATTTATTGCCATTTTTTTATAATTTCATTATTTTTAATAATACCATGTAAGGTTGCATATTTTTATTAGTTCCACTTACACCAGTTGATTCAGTTACATAAGTTCTACCTGTTCCCGTTCCATCGTTTAAAGTTGCAAAAGTATCTCCAGCACCACCGCCTAATATTGCAACGTTATGAGTGTGTTCAACTACAACCGCATTTTTACTTCCGCCAATGGCTTTGATAACATTGTAATTATTTCCATAACCAATACTCACTAAACCATCTAAATTTGGAGTGCCATTTTGACCATTACAAATTGCATAACCCTCACATAAATCAACTCCTAATCCTGTTTCATCAAAATTGTCATCAATATAAGATTGTGAAACCCATAAATCTTTAATCTCAAATTGAAAAGCGTTAGCGTTTATATTTACAAAATCAACTAAATCTTGACCATCTATTTGTTCTAAATTAGTTCCATTTTCAACTGCTATTTTAGAAGTTAATTCTATTGTTCCTATTGGTAACTCACCAACACGAATTGTGGTTATTTCTGATGGATTTATTGCCATTACTCTGTTGTTTTAATTATATAATTTGCATCTGTATTTGTTGTCAGTATTACATCCGGATCACCATCGTTTAATACAAATTCGCCTAATCCTCTTGTTTGTGGTATTCCATAACCAACCATTGAACCACTAAAAGTTAAAAAATCATCAACTGCTGAAGCTTCTGAAATTTCTGTAATGTAGCATTTACCATAATCAACTGTTGGGAATGTAGTACCTTGTATCTTCCAATCTAATAGTATTTTAGAACGTTTTAATAGTTTTAGTTTATCGTAAGATGCAACAGTAAAAGTTCCACCCGCTACAGCTGTATTAATTTGTATACCCTCAAAGGATATACTATAACCTTGCATCATAGGTCTTGAAGTATTCCAACCATCATTATCTCTTGTTGTAGTGGATAGCATTTCAGCATTTTCAGAAAGTGAATTACTTGTTAAACAACCAATCGGCAACCAGTTACCGAGTTGCTTTATATATAAAATTCTATCGTTGCCATTGTAGAAATCCATTAAAAGTAGTTTTAATTACTACAAATGTAGTAAAAAATATTCTTTGTTTATAATCATTCTAAATAAATTTTATTACATTTGTAGTTATAAACACTACCAATGGTAAAAAATAGAATAGCTTTAGCTTGGGATGTATTAACCGGGGCAAATAAAAACTTATTTAACGAAAGTATTTATAAATTAGTCGGAGGCCTTACTTCTACCTATAATACTACTTTAGAAACTTTAATAACAAAAGGTTACGGAGAAAACCCTGATGTTAATGCAATAGTAAATCAACAAGCATCGAAAACAACATCAGTTCCTTATTGCGTTAAAAAAATAGACGATAAAGAGGCTTATAAAAAATTAAAAAAATATCCTAACAATCCAACGTTTCAACAAAAGTTAGCAATTAGCAAACTTAAACGCAAAGCCTACGAAACCGATACCGAGTTGCCAATGCCTTTAGAACGACCTAATGTTAACCAAACATGGAACGATATATTTTTCTTATACAAAGTATATCTTAAAGTTTGTGGTAATGTTTATCTATATAAGCAAACAATTAGCGAAGGAGCAAACGCAGGAAATCCATTGCAACTTTATATCCTTCCTTCTCATTGGATGCAAATAGTATTGAAACCAAACGCAGCTTTAATGAGTATTGAAAACCCTATTGATTATTATATTATGCAACAGGGCAACCAATTAATAAGGTTTGAAGCTGCTGATATAATTCACATAAAACGATCAAATCCGTTTTATAATCAAAGTGGAACACATCTTTACGGTTATAGCGAATTAATGGCCGCTATTAGAAATATTAATAGTTCTAATAATGGAATAGATAACAATTCTAAAACAATGCTTAACAGCGGAGTTTATGGCTTTATTCACGCTGGTGATGGAGCAACACCATTAACAGCAGAGCAAGGCCAATCTTTAAAAGAAAGACTTGTTGAAATGGATAATGATAGTACAAGACTTTCAAACATAGCCGGAGCATCTGCCAAATTAGGATTTACACGTATTTCACTTACAACCGATGAACTTAAGCCTTTTGATTATTTAAGTTATGACAGACGCACTTTAGCGAACTGCCTTAATTGGAATGTTGATTTGTTAAATGAAGAAAAGAACGGAAGCGGATTTGGTGTCGATACAATGAACGAAGCTCGTAAACGAGTTGTTACTGATAATATCAAACCCGATTTAGATTTGTTAGCTGAATACCTTAACCTTGAATTTATACAAAAGTTCAAAGGTTATGAAGATGCCAAGATTGAATGGGATATTTCAGAACTACCGGAAATGCAAACTGATATGGAAACAATGTCTAAATGGGTTAACTCTGTTCCTTTGACATTAAACGAAAGAAGGGAAGTTTTCAACTACGAAGAAATTGACGATGAGATGATGAACGAAGTTTATATCCCTACCGGAATAGTCAACTTAAACGATCCAACACTTAACACGTTAATGGATGGACAAACTACGCTTTAGACAAGAAGTTCAAGCCTACCGAATAGTTAGAAGGAATGTTATTAAAATAGTTAATGCTATTCCTTTTAACAATATGTCTAAAGTAACCTATGAAGCTTTAATTAATTCAAACGTTACCGAAAAGCAAATAAAGGATATGTATAAAGAGATTTATACTACTTTAGGCAATCCACAGTATAAGCGTATTAAAAGAAGCATTAAAATTGTTGAATTAGACTTTGAAACAATTATAGCCAACTGGCTTAACTCAAATATGGGTTTGCGTATTGTTTCCGTACATCAAACGTTAATTGATGCTATCGTAGCTGTTATTGCTAAAGGATATGAAGATAATATCTCGGTTGCCGATATAACAAGAAACCTACAAAACAAATTTGGATGGTATAAATATCAAGCTTTACGAATAGCACGAACTGAAACCACAACCGCAACTAATTTCGCTACTGTTGTTGCTGCACAAAACTCCGATTTTGTATTAGAAAAAACTTGGATAAGCGTACAAGATAATAGGACCAGAAGACCGCCTAAATCAGTTTATGACCATTTAGATATGAACGGAGTTAAAGTTGGTCTTAATCAGCCATTCTTTACAAGTGGTGAAGAAATAATGTATCCAGGTGATCCAAGTGCAAAGGCAGGAAATGTAATTAACTGCCGATGCAAAGTGGTTTTTACTGTTAAAGAAGATGAGAACGGTTTACCAATAAGAAAAACTATCCTTTAATAGTTGGCTTAACTGTATTATTACCATAATCAGGACTGACTGTATATTGAATATCTGCAATGTCAGTATTATAAAATTCTAATAACTTAACTTGTGATTTATTAGTTTTATAATCATAATCATATTCTATTGGCATAAATAACCCTGTAATATTATCAATAGTTATAACTGACATATATGGTATTTGACCGAATATAGATCCCGAAAAAACTTTGATTGGATTTGATTGTATTCTCAAATCATCCATTGCTGAAATTCCTAACAAAGGCAAATTTTCAAACTTATCTTTACGAGTCCAATCAGTTGTTAATTCTATTAAATCTTCTTTATAAATTGATCCTATTAAAGAAGATATGCCATCGCCATTAAATACTTTTTGATTTTCTTTAGTTATTGAGCTTGGAGGTTGTGAACGAGTAACTGTGTGAAATTCGCCAACTATTCCCGATTTAGCAATTTCATTATTTAAAAGCTGTACATAAGTGAAATTTGATATTCCTGTTCTTTGAATTAATGGCGGTGTATAAATATATGGTTTAGGACCATATATTTTTATTGTAACATCGCAATCAGCAATTAAAGGAGGTAAAACTAATTCATAGTTTAAAAACAATTCACTTGTTTTATATTCACCAAAAGCAAAATTTCTTTTATAATTAGTTGTAGTCCACTCATCATTATTATTTAAATAATAACCATCACTTGTAGAAATTTGAAAGAAAAAAGTTTGTCTAACGTTTTTACTTGACAATTTTAGTCTAAAACTTAAAATTTCATCTTGTGTAAATGGAACAGGTGTTGAAGTTAAAACTTCATAAATTCCATCATAAACTTGCGCTCCAATTTTTAATCCTGAATTTGATCCATCATTAATAATACCTAAAACTGTAAGTCCATCTTCTATAATTGGTAAATCTGGATTTGTTGTCCAATCTTCAAAAACCATATCTTCATCATGATTTAAATTTGGATTTAAAACCAATCCTTCCAAAAAGCCATATTGGTAATTCAATCGATAGGCTGATATTGCGCCTTTAACTTCTATTTGTTGATTGCCATCACAATGATGAGGATAAAAGTTATTTATCTGACTTCCTAAAACAGCATTTAAATTCTTTGTAAAAGTTGTGTCAGTAT